CTGGTGCACGACAAGCTGCACCGCCCGGCTTTTGCCGCCAAAGTGTTGGAAATGGCGGCAAACAGCAGCAATATGCGTGTTTTTGTCCGCAAGGCGGATGCGCTGATTAAGCATCCGCTGCATTATATTGTCCGTAACGGCGTTTTCCGAACTGAAGAGCAGATGTGGGCGTTTATCAATTCGCCCGAAAACATCGCTGCCGTCAAACAACCTTAAAAGGCTGCACACTGATGCTTTTATTCATTGATAACTGTTATTCTCGTCCGTAATGGTTCGATTTAGTTCATATCATTTTGATAAGCCTGTATTTATTGCCGTTTTCTGTCCGTTTTCGTTCGCGCTAGTGCGTGGCAATCCTTGAAAAAAGTGGGTATGATTGTGGGTATCCCCTCACACATACCCGCTTTTTTATGCTCAACGATACCCAAATCCGCAAGGCGAAACCAGCCGAGAAGCCTTATAAATTAACTGATTCCAACGGTTTGTATATCGTAATAAACCCGAACGGCTCAAAACTATGGCGTTATCGCTTCAGGCTTGACGGCAAAGAGTCCGTTTTTGCTATCGGGGCATATCCTGATATATCGCTGGCTGAAGCGCGTGAGAAACGCAAGGAAGCGCGGCTACTTGTTCAGCAGGGGATTAACCCTGCCAAAGACCGAGCCGAAAAGAAACGCCAAAACGCGCGCCAAAACAGAAACACTTTTGAAGCCATCGCCGAAGAGTATTTGGCGTCCAAGACAATCAGCGAGGGAAGCATTAAGGCAGTTCGCCGCATGCTTAAAAAATACGCCTATCCGGTTATCGGAGACACGCCGATAACCAAGGTAACGCCGCGTCAGATTATGGAGTGTCTCAACGTTTGCAAAGACAAAGGCGTTATCGTGTCAGGGATATACACACGCCAACACATGAGCGCAGTATTTTTATACGCGATCCGAACAATGAGGGCGACAAATGACCCTACGTTGGCTTTTGCCGGGTATCTCAAACGCCCAGAAATAACCCACGCCAAAGCCATGACCGCCGAACAAATCAGGGCGTTTAAAACAAGCCTTGCAAACTACAATGGCTCGTTTGTCGTCAAAAAAGCCGCGCAGCTATTGCTATACACAGCCGTTCGAACAATAGAGGCAAGGCGCGCGGAATGGGCTGATATTGACCTTTCCGCCGCGATTTGGCGTATCCCTGCAAACAAGATGAAAAAATCAAGAATGCACGTCGTGCCGTTGTCGTCGCAGGTCGTCGAGTTACTCAAAGAGTTACACACGATGACGGGTAACGGGCGGCTACTGTTTCCAAACAGTAAAAGACCCGACGATATGTTGTCAGCTACAACCATTAATAGAGCATTGGAGTATATGGGGCTGACAATATCAGGGCATGACTTCAGGGCGACGCTTGCAACCAATCTATCAGAGATGGGTTACGAGCATGAGTACATCAAGGCACAGCTTGCCCACGCTAAAGACAATCAAACAGATGCGGCGTATTTTCACGCGAAATACATCACGCAACGCCGCCAAATGCTGCAAGACTGGGCGGACTTTGTAGATTCGATTTAAGTTTATTTTATTAAAAATCAGTGTGTTAGATACTTTTTGATAAATTTATTAAAAGGTATCTTGCATTACCTCGTATAAAGAGGTAATATACACACATGGAAAGACAACAAGGTCTACCACCGACACCTTGACGGAATTAAGGGAAAATACCGAAAGGAAATCAAAATGTTCAAACGCGTTATCATCTTCACATCTTTCAACGGCTTTGAAAAAGTTTCTCAAACTGAAAAACGCCGCCTTGCCAACATCATCAATTCTGAAGTTTCTATCATCAATGAACACTTGACAGCCAAAGCAATCATCGAATCTTTGGACGGACAATACCGCGCTTTCTTGTTCAATGATGAAGCCCCTGTAATGGCTGAATTTATCGAGAAACTTAAAGCATTTGCTGAAAGTTCGGACGGTATCTCAATCAGCGCATGGGGAATTGAAGAAAGCCAATACAATAGCTTGCCTTTGAAACAAAAAGACTTCTTGGCAGTGGCAAACGGCGATAAAATTTTTGAAGCATAACAGACAGGCCGCCTGAAATATGGCGGCTTTTTTTGAAAGCAAATCATGAGCAAGAATAATATTTTCAACCGATACCCGGCAATCATTCATGGCGAATCACGATCAGAAACAGACGAATTTGTGATTCATACCCGATACCCTCGCTTCTTGGCACGGAAATCACTAGACGACAGATACACGGGAACAATGCCGGTAAAGCCTGTCAACGGCGATTTGATAGAGAATAGCACGACAAACCGCCTGGCCTACCGCTCAAATATCGGACTTTGGCTGTCGGACTTTATATTCTTGGATAACAACCGCCCTGAAGTTACCGAAGAATGGCTGAATAGTCTGAAAAAAGTCTGCGACCAAATCACGGCAGACGATTTGATGTTGCCTGAAGATGGGGATTTTTATGATTGAAAATGCAGAATTTGGCTACACACCTGTGAATCTGAAAGCATTGCGCCGTGAGCATGGGCTGACGCAGCAACAAGTAGCCGACATAACGGAGTCAAAACTGAAAACCGCCCAAAAATGGGAAGCAAGCCCAAGCATGAGCAGTTTTGCAAACATGCCTCACACCAAATGGCTGAAACTGTTGGAATATTTGAAGAATAAATGAGAAGAGGCCGTCTAGATTCAGACGGCCTTTTTTTACTTGAACGTATCAGACAACGCCTTATGCCGCGCCTTACAGTCATTATAAAGGCTGATAACCTGCAACGACCACGGCAGCACATCCGCGCCTGTACCGCCCTCAAGTTTAGGCAGTTTCGGGCATGGTTGTACTAAATCGGCAGGCGGTTTAGTCGCCGTCGGCAATGGCGGCATTGATGCTTGACACGCCGTCAGAATCGACGCAGACGTTACGATAGACAACACGTTCAACAAGTTTTGGCACTTGTACATAGCGCACCCTTTCTTTTTCTTCACGCACCGCTTTTCCTGCCTGATATACAGTAGACGATTCACGGTCTTCTTTAGCTTTCTCAATCGCGGCATCTTTCAGACGACCTGAAATTTCAGCGGCCATTTCATCACGCCCGCGCCGATATTCCGCTTTACGGTCGGCTTGCCACGCGCCGATACAGATTGCGATCACAACTAAAACCGCAATCAATTTCCAATTTTTGAGTAACGTTTCAACCATAATTCAACCATATCCTTATAGGTTTTAATCTCACGTTCAGCAAACTCAAAAGCCGCAAGGTCTGCGTTTTCACTGGCTTCGCGGCTTTTTTCTTACCATTCCGTGATTTTCTGTTTTGCGAAATCAACGGGGTTCATAATAAACCTTTAAACGTGCAGGCCCGGTAAATAGACGGTTTTCCCGCCTTTTTTGGTTGCCGTCAGGATTTGGTTACGCATAGGGCTGTTGCGACGGAATCCCACATGGACCCATGCGCCGTCTCCACGCTCCGGGAACTCAAGAATCAACTGGTCGAACTTGATTTTCCCTTCGTCCCGCATTTTGATGATTTCTTTTGCAAACGCCAAAGAAGTCAAACCGATAGCATCGCAGTCAGCAGCCAAGCCGAAACGGTGGGCAGATGTTGGCGAACCGCCGACCGCCTTGTTCACACGCTCGCTACGAAAGCATGAAGTTACGACAATTCCGCGCCCAACATAAGCGCGGATTTTTTCGAGCTGTTCAGCCGTGTATTGAATGTTTGCCATTTCCGCGGCAGACGGCACATTCTGAAGACCTAAACGACGCGCTGTTTCGCTTCGTGTCAGTTCTTTTAAGCTAAAGTGTTCAGTGATTTGCATTTCTTGTCTCCAAATAGAAAGGTCGCCTGAATTTCAGACGACCTGTTGTTGAATTAATCTTTATCGACGAATTTACCCGCCGTTTTCTTGACCCATTTGGTCATAATGCCCGGGGCTAGGCTTTTGACGGTATCCATTGCATGACCTGTCAGGATACCGACAAACGCGCCGGCAACCGCACAAGTCCATACTTGATTAACCATCAAAAACCGTTCTGCTACTGCCGCCGCTGCAACCGCCGAAATCAAGGCTTCAAACAGGCTTGATACTGGCGCGTCATGGTCTTTCATGCTCGACCACACGCTACCGACGATGCCGCCCCCTATGGCAAACAGATAGCCGAATTGAAAAAAATCTTGCATTATTCCCCCTTCTGTTTCCGTTTGAATTTATCCTCCGAAAACAAGAATTTAAGTGAGTTATTTCCAGCGAGTAAGCAAAGGAACGCCAAGACGGGCGGAATAACCATGCCTGTATGTGCAGGCGGATAGGCAGCCCAAAACGCATATGCGGTCAGATACCAGATAAAGGCTGATATCAACAACATATAGCCTGACAGAACTTCCCCTTTGAATGTCTGCCAGTACATCGCCGCCAGTTGCAGCAAACCGACGCCGCCAAATACCAGTATCAGCGTCAGTTCCGAAATGTCTTTGAACTTGTAGTAGATGGGCCAGTTGTAGATGTCGTTCGGCGAGAATGCGAAGACCAGCGCGTAACCAATCATCGAACACCCACTGACAAACTCAACTGCCCGCGTCCCCGTGCTGAACAGCCAACGCTGAAAGCGAACGGGAAGAAATCGAAGTTCAAAGGCATATTTAAGCCATTGAATAGACTTGCTCATTTAAAAAACCTCCATAGAAAAAAGGTCGCCCTTTCAGACGACCTGAACACTTACACCAATTTGAAATCACGATTCATCTGTTTTAGCAGTTTCGCTATGTCCTTTTTATGGACAAAATCGCCGCCCGTTGTGTTGATGATAATCGTGCTGTTGTCGCCCCCTGACTGACCTGCCATTTCACGGATTGTCTGCGCGTGTTCCGCTGGCAAGACCATCTCGTTTTCGTGCAGTTGCGTCAGTGGGTTGATACCTGCCGGAATATCCCAGCCGCCTGCTGCCGATGGGATCCGCGTTGTGGTCGTGGTTGTTGAAGCGGGATACTGTGCCGCCGTCGCCGCCGATGGAGGGCCAGCTGGTGCTGCAGATGCAGTAACGGTG